TAGGCACGGCAAACGTCACGCTGTATCGCGCCGCCGTGGTCGTCAGCGTTACCGACAGGCCGGTTGCGAGCACCTGAACAAATGTCGAGGGCGATCCGCCAGTGCCGAACCACTGATAAGCGTTGATACCGAGTTTCAGCCCGGCATTGGCTACCGCCCAGAAGCTCAACGTGACGGTCTTCCCGGACAACCGCCGCACATTCTCGATGCGCTGCTCGACGTAATTATTGGCCCCCGCCGCCGCGTTGCCGGTGAAGGTGTTGCTAAGGGCGAAAAGCGCGCTTTCATCGCCAATGGCGGCTTTGTCGGCATCCGATACCGATACACGCGATACCGACACGGTATCCGCAGTAACACCCAAAAGCCAGCGATCAACCGTGTATGTATTATTGAGGGTCCAGGGACCGGCACCTCTTTGTGCTACTGCCATCATGCTGTTGTGCAGATAATTCCTGCCGACATCATGCAGCGATGTCGCAACGGCATCGGACACGAATTTGGTCGTGGCGATGCTGGCGTCGGCATCCCCGGCCGCCGGTTGCGGGGCTTGGGGATTTCCGAGGAAGACCGGATCGGTGATCGGGGCGTATGCGGTGGAAGCGGTGGTGGCGGCGACCCACTTTTGGCCGTCCCATTGCCAGGATGGGCCGCCCGCGACGGGAGTGAAGATTTGGCCGTTGGTGGGGCTGCCGGGGAAATCCAGTTGGGCCATGATCAGAGGTCCGCGCTGGCGGTATAACTGGCGCTAAAATTCATCGGCCCCGCAGCCGTCGCAGCGGCATAGGGAAGAAACTCAGAGACACCTATGTTTGTCGCAGCTAGACCAGTGCAGTTCGCTAAACCTGGACTGGCAAACACGATGGTCGGCAAGGCGCGCATAGCGACAGGGAATGTCTTTATGGCGCCACAATTCCCAGCGCCGCTCACTACCGCCCCGAACCAGAATGAACCGGTTTGGAAAAACCGTTGTGCTTGCTGCAATTCAAGCACCGGATCGCGCTTTTCGAGCGGCGTCGGCTGGGTCTGGCCGGGCTGGGCGATCTCCAGCTGCACGCCCCAGATGTTGATGGTCGCATTTGGACCCTGGACGCCGACGCCGCCGGATCGCGAGGTGAAATTGGTGCCAGCCGAATACCAGAAGTTAAGCGCCGTTGAATGGTCGTTACCTGTGCCCGGCGTCATGCCCGCCAGACTGCCTACGGTAAAAGTCAGCACGTAGCGCGTCCATGTCGTGCTCAGGGTCACCGTCTGTCCGACGCCAATCACAGACCCAGGCGAACCGCCCGCGCCAAGCAACTGATCGACTGAAATGCCCAACTTTAGCGCGGCACTGGCAGTAGCCCAAAACGACAGGATGACCGTTTTACCGCTCAGCCGCCGCACGTTCTCGATGTATTGTGTGATCAGCGTTAAGCTCGCGGCACCAGCATTGCCGGTGAATGTGTTGGTCAGCATACTCGTCACAGCTTCGTCGCCAATCTGTGCTCGCGCGGTATCACCAGGGACGCCGACCCCGACGCTGACCGTATCGAGGGAGACAGCCAGCTTCCACCTATCGGCCGTGTGGACGCCAGTCGTTGAGAACGGCCCCGCCCCACGTTGCGCTATCGTAAAGGCACTGTTGTGGATGAGGTTGCGGCCCACGTTATTCAGTGCGGTAGCGACATCAGTTTTGAGGGCGACATTGGCCGGGAGGGTGATGTTGGTGGCGGGGACGTATTGTTGCGTTGAGCCATCGTCGTAACCAACATAGAGCGACCCCCCGGTCGCGTCCCACCAAAGCTGACCCGCCTTGAAGGCCGGGACGGTAGGGGCGATCACGGTGCCGGGCTGGGCGGCGATAGCGCTGGCGACGAAGGCGGTGGTCGCGACGGATTGGTCATTGTCGCCCAAAGTTGGAGTTGGAGCCTGGGGATTTCCTGTGAAGGTGGGGGAGGCGATGGGCGCATATGACGCGGCGACGAAAGCAGTGGTGGCGACGGATTGGTCGTTGTCGCCGGGGGGTGGGGTCGGCGCGGTCGGGTTGCCGGTGAACACGGGAGACACCAGGAGCGCGTCCACATAGGATTTGTTTGCCGCCTGCGCCGGCGCGGCCGGGGCACCCGACAGGACAAGGGGCCCGGTCATCGTATCCCCGGCTTTCTGGACGGCGGCGGCGTTGGCGGCGGCCTGGGCGGCGGTGTCGAGAACGAGCTTGGTCCCCGCCGCCGCGACGCTGGTGGGCACGCCGGTCCAGAGACGCAAGGGCGTCGCCATCTCAACGTAGAGTTCGCCGGGCTGGAGGCTGTTATTGGCCGGGGGCGCGTTTGGCGTGGCGGTGCGGCCACCCTGAACTCGTGTCGTCATTGTATCATCCTGTCGTCATGAGGGCGGGCAGGCCGGCAACGGCGAATTTCTGGGCGTCGGCCTCGGGGGCGACGGTGAAGGTCACGTTGCTTGTCGCGACCGTGTAGTCGGTTTCCGCCGCCTGCCAGATGCCGTTGATCGAGACCAGCAAGTTGACGGATGTTTGCGGCGAAATCGCCACGCCGCCGCCGTCCTTGATCGGGAAGGTCTTGGTGGTGCCATCGAAAATCCAAAGGGCGGTGTCCACCACGGTCAGGCCGGGGACGGGCACCTGGGTCGTGACCGACGGGATGATCGCCAGGCCAAAGACCTTGAAACCCGTTTGGAGCGGGGTGGTGAAAGTGATGGTGCTGCCGGCAAGGGTGTAGTCTTTCACCGCCTGCTGCCAGACCCCATCGACCGAAAGCATCACATCCGCCGGCGAGTTGGGGGTCAGCGTGTGGCCCTGGAAATCCTTCAGGACGCCGGTCGTCGAGGTCCAGGTGGACGTATCCAACCGGGCGGTGTTCCAGGCGAGATCGACGGTCGGCACAGTCCCCACCTTGATCTGCACGATATCGCCGGCGGCGGCGCCAACCGTCAGCGTCACGCGGTTGACCGCCTCGGTGTAGTCGTTGACCGGCGTGAGCAAGAGGCCCTTCTTGTAGACGGATAGAGTCTGCAAATTCGCCGCGTCGTAGAGCAGCGTGTTGCCATCGCGGTCGGGGCCGGTGAAGACAGTCTGTCCCGCCGTGGCCACGTAGATATACCGAAACGTCGCCTCGGGCCCCGGCGTCACCAAGGGTCGCCAGGAGGAACCGTTCCAGACATAGGCCGCGTCCAGCGTGATGTCGAAATACATCGCGCCCACAGCTATGGGGTTGCCTAAACTGTCGGCCGTCGGCGGCGAAACGAAAGCGCCGAGGTAGAGGGACTGGATGCCTTGGATCGCATCCTCGGTTTGATCCTGGAGGATGCCCAGCCAATACTCGCCGGCGTCGTTGATTTCCTCCAGGCCGTCCGATACCTCGGAGGTCGCGTGGTTGGCCCACCAACGGCTCGACCAATGGTCGCCCGTGATGCCCATGACGGCCAGTATGTTCGGCGGTATGGTATCCGGCATGTGCTCGGCCCACGCCTGGGACACGATCCCCCAATCCTCGGCGAGGGCCGCGTCGCCCGACGCATGGTTGGCTGAGTTTGCCGCCGCTGAGCCCGCATTCGCCGCCGCCGTGGCCGCCGCCTGGGCGTTGGTGTTCGCACTCGTCGCCGTCGCGGCGCTGGCGCCCGCCGAAGACGCCGACCCGGCTGCGCTGGCGGCCTGCGACGAGGCGGTCGTTGCGTCCGCGTGCGCCGTCGCGGCCGAGGCCGAAGCGGCCGATGCCGCGGCCTCCGCATCCGCAACGAAAGGCTGGACCTCGGCGATGATGTCCTCGGCCACATCGTCGAAAAGCCCAGGCTCCAACTGGTTCTGTCCGACGGACCCGTCCCGTAACGACCCATCGGTGTTCAAACTCGTTCCAGCCCACGCAATCGTATCCGAGACCGCCTTGTCGGCCCGATCAAATTCGGCATCCAAACGGTCGCCGGGGGGTGGCGCAGTCGGGTTGTTGGTTTGGAAATCGGTGAACGAGAACTGCCGCACCGGCGGCGCCGGCTGGGCCGCGAAAGGTGCCTTCAAATCGACGGATCGACGGACCGTAACCGACATCGCCTCCAGGCTCCTCGGCGGATTTGTCCGGCGCTTATAGCAGGACAAGGCCGGACAAGGCCAGAATCCTGCAAATCCCGGCCAAACCGCCCTGGCCGACCCCGCCAGCCGTCCCCGCCGTCCCGGCCTTCCCGGCTTTCACTGGGGGCCCGGCTGATCGCCTAGCGCAATGAGATTTAGGGGCCCAGCCGCTTGGTGTTTTGAGGGGTAACGGTAACGAGGCCGCCGCGCGGGGAGGGGGCAGGGGGGCGCAAGCGGGGCGGGGCCGGGCGCAAGCTGTCCCATCGAGCGCCCCGCTTGTCCCGCCCTGTCCCGTCCAGCATGTGATGACGGTGGGTCATGCTGTAGGGCAGCACGAGCCCAACGATGTCAGGCACTTAGCCCCCTTCGGGTGCCGCGATGTGCCGCAGTCGCGTCAGTTCGGCGAGCAAATCCGCGCGGGACAACTCGCCCGTTGGCGTGTCCCCCGCCCTGTCTGGTGCGGCTTGGTGGCGCCCGATCAATCCATCCATCTCCGCGAGGGTCCGAGCAGCCTGTCCGCGCGTCGCCGCCGGGGCCGTCGGATCGGCCAAAATCGCGTCTAGTTGCTCACGGACGCGCGAGGGAAAAGCACGTCCGCCCTGGCTGTCACCACGTTCCACCCCGCCTGGCGCCTGGCTGACCTGGCGCCCACCAGGTCGCGAAGAACTGTCAGCAGGTTGTTGTGTCCGGCCCTTGTCCCGCCCTTGTCCCGCTTGTCCGACAGCCTGGCGCGCCGCCTGGCGCCCGCCTCGACCGAGCAAATCGTCCGCCACCCCCTGGACCTTCGCCCGGTTGTGCGCCTGCCTCAGTAGAGCATCGAGCGCGCCGCCCGCCTCCGAGTGTTGGCGCTTCCGCGCGGCCTCTCCCTTCTGAGCGGAGCGAGGAAGGGAGCGCGCCGTCTCGCCCTTGGCCATCTAGGCGACCTCCAACATTGGCCACACCGCCCGGCGTGGCACCGAGCGCGCGCCGACCTCTAGCGCCTCCCGGACCAGCGCCGCCCACACCAAGGGCTGACGCTGCCGGGCATCCCATGCCAGCACCATGCGCAGCCTGAGCGGCGCCCGCGCCGGCGTGGATTGGACGCTGAGCGCGCGCCACACAGGAAGGGCGATCAACTCCGCTGGCAGCAGTCCCGCCCGGTGCATCCCTTGCAGCACCCGCCCCGCCGCCTGCCCTGGCGAGTTCGGTGGACGCTTCCGCGCCCGCCACGAATGCAACCGACAGAACCGATCATCCCGCAACGCCGGCTGGCCGCACCGCTCACAAGAACGCAGCGCCGCCCAGGACTGGCGCGACCCCGCAAGCGCCGCAAGCGAGTTCGGATGACCCCGCCAGCCGCCCATCTTTCCCGCCATGTCCTGCCTTGCCTGTTGCTGTCTGTCCTGTAGGGCATTGTCAGCAGGACAAGAGCTTGACAGCGCACAACAACTTGTTGTCTAACTCGCCTCGGGCTACTTGCGCCCACCCTAGCACCGACTGAAAACCGAAGGAAATCAAATGCTTAACCCGACCCAGAGCGCGCGAAAAGCGCCCTCGCCAATCTTGCGGCAAGTGTATCGCGAAGCCGTGAGGAACAGCCCGGAGGCCCTTTCCGCCCTTGGCAGCGTGGCGCCGAACCGCGCCACCATGGCCGAACTGACCGACGCATTGTTCCACAGCGCCGTGGACATCGCCGGCCTCAACACCGAGGCCCTGCGCCGCACCGCCGCCCCGGACGCCTTGCAAGAGGCCGAGGTTGACGACCCCGAGGCCGAGGCCGGCGCCGCAGCCGAGCCCCAAGAGGAGGCCGAGCTTGTGACAACCACCGCCGAGCCCGACCCCATCGAGACCGAGTTGGCGCGCGTGCGTTCGCTCATCGTTAGCGGCGGCTTCACCGCCCTGGACGGGGAATTGCGGAGCCTGATCACCGAGGCCCGCAAGCCGCCCGTGGTCATCATCCAGCCCGCCGACCCCGAGACCCTGCCGGTTCCTGGCACCGTGCCGCACTCAGCGCCGACGGGACAGCGCGCGACATGGAAGGCTTTGTTTGGCGTTCCTGGCCAGCTTGGCGCGAACGCCTGCACTCTGTGGGATGGGGCGCACCCCCACACCCCTGGCGTCAACGACCTGTATGTGTGGCCACACCCCGAAACGAGCGTTGCGCTGGCCGCATTGGCTCGCAAAAGGCATGTGTTCCTTCACGGGCCGGCCGGCACGGGCAAGACCGAATTTGCCACCCAACTAGCGGCGAAATTGCGCCGGCCGGTGGCCATCATTAGCTGCGACAACGGGACCGAGGCGGCGACGCTCACCGGCATGATGGTGCCGCACGAGGGCGGCGGTGTGGTCTGGCAGGACGGACAGTTGACCAAGGCCATTCGCACGCCGGGTTGCGTGGTGGTGGTGGACGAGCCGAGCGTTGCGCGGCCTGGGGCGCTTTTTGTCCTGCAAAATGTCCTGGCCAATCGCGTGATGTATGTGGCCGAGACCGGCGAGCGCGTGGCCGTGGCGCCCGGCGTGTTGTTCATCATGACCGACAACACCAACGGCAAGGGCGGCGGCGTGCGCCGAGGCTACACCGACACCAACGTCATAAACGAGGCGACGCTGAACCGGTTTGCGGTGGCGATCCGCTTCAAGTTCATGGCCGAAGCGGCCGAGTGCTCCGCGTTAGTGGCATACACCCATTGCACGCCGGCGCTGGCCGCATTGCTCGTGTCCGCCGCGCGGACGACGCGGGCCGCAGCGGAACAGGAGACCATCACCAACGGGATAGGGTTTAGGCGCCTGCTGGCTTGGGCCGAAGCGTTGAGCGATGGGATCGACCCCGAGACGGCGTTTGAATGCTGCGTCCTGAACTTTGCGAAAGAACAGGACGTGGAAAGCCTGCGGCAACAGTGCCTCTTGTCCTACGACCGTTCGGCCGTGGCGAAGGCCCTGGCGCCTGTCCCGACCGCACCGACCGTTGAGACCCAGCCGGCGCCCGCCGCCCCGCAGCGCGAGCGCATGGGGTTCTCCGAGTTCAACTTTGACCCGCGCAAGGGGGCCTGAGCCATGCCGCTTTACGCCGACATCATCACCGCCTCGCAGGAGACCGCGACCAAGCTGTTGTTCTCCCGCCAAGCCGCCGGCGACGGCGTGCGCGCCGTGTTCTACGACGTGAACGTGGACACTGGCGGCGGCGCCACCGCCTGCGTTGACTGGACCCCCGGTGGCCACATGGTGAACATCAGCCTTCCGACCATGCTGCCTTCCGCCAACCTGACGCGGGCCGAGGCCGACCGCATCGTGGGCTATCTGGCGCATGAGTGCTGCCACGTCCTGCACACCGACCAAGCGGAATGGAAGCTGGCCGTCGCCGCCGGCGCCCGCGTTCAGGCTTGGACGAACGCCCTTGAGGACGTGCGGATCGAGCGCGAGGAAATCAGGGCGGGACGCTTCCCCAACCTGAAGAACGTCCTATCCGGCCTCATGAACGCCGTGCATGGCGAGGCCGGCGTTGCGCTCCACCGTCAGGGCTTGCCGGCGATGGGGGGCGAGCTTTCCGACGCCCCCTATTACGCCTGCCTGCTGGGGCGGTTGGCCAACGGATATGCAGTGCCCACCGCCGCCGGGCTGATGGGCGCCCTGGCGCCCCATGTCCGCCCGATAGTGGAGCGCGCTTTGGCCGGCGTGCCGGGTTGCCAGAGCACCCGCGAAATCCGCGAGCTTGCCTTGCAGCTTGTCGCGATGGAGCAGGCTTTGCCGCCGCAGCCCAAGCCCAAGCAGCCCAAGGCGCCCCAACAGGGCAAGCAGGGCGAGCAGGGCAAGCCGCAGGCTGGCAAGAGCGAACCGGGCGAGGGCGAGCCCCAGACCGGCCAGGGCGAGGCCCAGACCGGCCAGGGCGAGGCCCAGGCTGGCCAGGGCGAGGCCCAGGCTGGCCAGGGCGAGGCCCAGGCTGGCCAGGGCGACGGCAAGGGCAAGGCCGAGGGCGAAACCCAGACCGACCAGGGCGCGCCCCAAGAGGCCGGCAAGGGCAAGGGCGGCAAGAAGGGCGCCAAGGGCAGCGGCGACGGATCGGAACTCGGCGCCGGTCTCGACCCCTCGCCGACCCTCGCGCCGGTGGCCAAGGCGGTTGGCGAGCGCAGCCCCGACAAGGTGCCGGCCAAGGCGACCAACGACCGCGACGAGCACGCGCAACGCATCCTGATCAAACGCGCCGCCGACGCGGTGGGCGCTGGCGTGACGCAGGATCGGCGCAGCGCCGACCCCACCACTAACACGCTCGACCCTGCGACCCAGCGCCGCTGGCATCGCGGCTTCGCCAAAACGCTGGACCGCGCGAGCGTCCTGCAAGGCGAAATCGCCCGCATGTTGGTCTCCGAGGAAGTGCGGCAAACCACCCATCACGAACACACCGGGCGGCTTGACCGCCGAGCGTTGACCCGAATGCGCGCCGGCGCCTCTGACGTGTTCTCGCGCCGGCGGGACCGGCCGGGCGTCGAGACCGCCGTGCTGATCAACGTGGACCTGTCATCGAGCATGGGCGAGGGCGCCAATGGCCGCATGGCCATGGCGCGCAACGCCGCGTGGCAGCTTGCCAACGCCGCCGAGCTCGCCGGCGCCAAGGTGGCCGTTGTCGGCTTCCGCGCCTTGCGCGAGGAAAAGACGAACCTTGAAGTGGTCAAGGGTTGGGCTGACCCGCTGCAACAGGTGGGCCCGCGCATTGGCCGGCTGCACGCGCAAGGCGGGACACATCTGGCGCCCGCCATCATGGGCGGGGCGCGGATGCTGACCGAGACCGGCGCCAACCGGCTTGTGCAAATCATGCTCACGGACGGCATGTGCAGCTTCGGGGCGGTGGCCGTCGCCGAATGCTGCGGCATCGCCCGCGACACGCTGGACGTGGAGACCGTGGCCGTTGGCATCCAGGCGCCCGAAGTGGTCGGGGTGTTCCCCTCCCGCCACAGCGTGAACATCGACCAGCTTTCCGACCTGACCAACGGGGCCCTGCGGAGCCTCGCCGGCATGTTGGAGGAGGGCGGGGGCGAATAGCCCCCGCCTTGCGTGCCTTCCCCCTAGCACCGACTGAAACCCAAGGATCGAACATGAACGCGAACCCGAACGCCTTGCCGGACCTTGCCGAGGCCCGCCGCCTTGAGACCGAGGGCGGATGGCCCAACCCGAACAAGGGCGCCTACATCGCCGCCATCGCCGCGCACATGACCGTGCAAGGCCCCAAGCTGGCGGCGGCTTTGAGCACCCGCACCGCCGGCGCCTGGACGTGGAGCCAGTCGGGCGCCTCTGACATGGGCGACCCGCCGCGCGGATGGCTCACACGGGCCCCTGACGGCTTCGCCCTGGTTTTCCGTCCCGTGCCCTACCGCCACAAGCTGGAAGCCGCCACGGCCCCGCTATCGCGCCCGCAGCCCCAAGGTGGCAACACCACGGCCCTGCTGCGGGACTACGTGGGGTATAACGAGCGGGCGAAGTATCGCGACGCTTGCGCGTTCGACCTTGCGACCTTCCTGTGCGCGCCGATGGGACGGATCATCCCGCACTTGCTGCGGATCGTGTCCGCCGCCTCGCCGGTCTATGCCACGGCGTGCGCCACCATCGCCGCCGAGCAGGGCGCCCTTGCCAGCTTGGACGCGGCCGGCGCCGCTTGGATGCGCGAGTATGGCGGGACCGGCGGACAGGACCGCCGGGCCGGCTTCTTTGCCGTCTACCTTGGCGCTCACACCGGCCACCCGCCCAAGCACCCCGGCATCGAGCGGCTTGGGCTGTCTCGGGTTGACGTTCTCGCCGGGGGCTTCGTGAGCGTGGCGCACCTGACCCTGAGCCCGACCGTATGGCGCGCCTTGCTGGACGCCGCCGAGGCCGAGCCTACCAGCTAGGACGGAAAGCCTACCCAAGCCCCCGCCGGCGCAAGCTGGCGGGGGCTTTGCTTTGCCCGCTCCC